TAAGAGTTTGGACGGCAGCGATGTGAGAGCACTCACAATGCCACTCAGGATGCTGGTAGCCGCTCCTCTAATCGCTCCGAGCATCCCTTTTAGGCCACTTGAAATTCCTTCACCTGCCTTTTTGGCAATTTCAAGAAGCTTTTGCGGCAAACTCTGTATTGCTCCAACAATTGCTTTGAGTATCTCTGCAGCAGCTGAGGCAATCGCACCTACCATTGATATAATGCCATTTCTCAGCAGCGTAATAATATATATTCCAGAATTAACCCAGTTAAATGCCTGCAAGGTACTTACGATCGCCTGGATAATTTGCGGCAAGGCTGCAATAAGATCCGGAATTGCCTGAATCAGTCCTTTTCCAAGAACCACTATCAACTGTACACCGGCCATTAACAGCTTTGGTGCGTTGTCATTGATGATTCCGGCAATGTTTATGATGATCTGCGGAACATACTGAAGCATCGCGGGCAGCCCGTCCATCAGACCCTGTGCCAGCTTTAATATCAAATCAATGCCGCCATCAACCAGTTTTCCGGCGTTGGAACGTAAGTTTTCGGTAAAGCCCTCTACCAGCGGAAGCCCCTGTTCGATAATCGATGGAAGATTCTCAGCAAATGCATTCGCCATCTGACCGGCAGCGTCGATCATTCCCATGACGCCGCCTTCGCTGAATCCCTGTGTCAGATTTGATACCGCTTCAATTCCTACTTTGGTAAGATTTTTAAGCGGTTCCTGAATGGATTCATAAATCTCCTGCGCAAGCGCTTCTCTGGCCGAACGGAAGATCGTAAGCTGTCCTTCCAGGTTGTCTTGCATGGTTTCCGCCATTGCCGCCGCAGCGCCGTCACAGTTTTCGATCGAACCTGCCAGTTTTTCATAGTCTGCGTCTGATGCATTGATGATCGCCAGCATTCCGGACATAGCTTCTTTTCCAAACAGGGTCGCAGCCGCTTCCTCCTGCATCGCCGCCGTCATGCCATCCAACGATTCTTTACCGAGGGAAGATGCAAGCTGATATAGCTCTTCCTCCGAGAGCCGTCTTTCTTTCGTCAGCTTGATTCCGAGCTTCTGCTTTGCTTGAGCCTTAATCTCTTCTTTGGTCATATCCTTGATAAGCTCAACGCCTTCAAGGTATGCGATTTGTGCATTCCGCTGCTCTCCACTTAACCCTGACAGGCTGTCTGCCAGCCCCTCCGCTGTAAGTTTCTGCTCCGCCATCGCATAGTTCTGAGCGCGCTCCGCGTCCGTGGTGATCGCAAACTTATCTCGCAGATCCCCGATCAGCTCTCCGAATGGCTTAATGCTGCCGTCAGCATTTTGGATCGATATGCCAAGCCGCTCCATAACGCCCCGCATATCATCCGTTGGCTTTACCATGTTTACCAGCGCCGCTTTCAGTGAGGTACCCGCCTGGCTGGCTTTGATACCGGAGTTCGCCATCAATCCGACCGCCAGCGCCACATCCTCCGCCGAATATCCCATCGCACCAGCGACCGGAGCCACGTACTTAAACGTCTCGCCCATCATGCTGACGTTGGTGTTTGCGTTGGAGGACGCCTGTGCCAGTATATCCGCGAAATGAGTGGAGTCCTGCGCCGACAAGCCGAACGCAGTAAGGGCATCCGTGACAATATCAGAAGTCGTAGCCAGATCTTCGCCGGATGCTGCGGCGAGGTTCATGATACCCTCGATACCGTTTAGCATATCGGCGGTTTTCCATCCAGCCATCGCCATGTACTGCATCGCCTCGGCGGATTCGGTGGCGCTGAACTTCGTCTTTGCACCCATTTCTTTTGCTTTGTCTGTCAGGGCTGCCAGGTCCTCTCCAGTCGCACCGGAAATCGCCTCTACTTTCGACATTCCAGCCTCAAAGCTCATGCCGATATCCAAGACTGCAGCCGCGGCATTCTTCGCTTGGGACGCAAATCCAGTCAGCATATTTCCGGCAAATACAGACAGCGCATTCTTTCCGATCTCACTAAATTTTGAGAACCCCGATTGCGCCGTTCCGTTAATGTCGTCTATGCCTTTTTTGATTCCGCTGCTATCCAGCTCTGTGCCAATCTTTACAGTTCCATCATAAGCCATTTATTCCACCTCACTTTTCAGTGAGAGAAATCATCGGCTCATAATGGCTCTACTTGATTTGCTCTCCGTTTCTTATCTTGATTTCAAATTCCTTTCCACAATTCCGCCCTTTACATGGGACGGTTACTCCATGACAATCTGATTTTTCGGTAAAAAAAATAAGCATGGAGTAGCCGCAATAAGGGCACTTTACCCGTTTTGGCATTCTTCCATCCTCTTTTTCACATACGCCCGCATATCTGCGTTACGTTTTGCCAGTCTCAACCGGCTATCCATCGTTGTCTGCGGCTCTTCCAGGGAATACAGAGTCCGCATCTGCTTGATGTACGCCTTTTGTTCTTTTCCCATTCCCTTTGTGTCACAGGTCCGCCAATACATGACCTTCGCCATCCGGGTGTTTTCGTCCAGCGCCTCGAACATCGCCAGAAACTCCCACCAATGCAGGGAGTCGTTCGGCGTCTGTCTGAGATTGATGCCGTACTGCTGCCGGAACGCCGCATAGATAAGTGGGGCATCCTTTAAAAAACAATACCCCCGCCGCGCCGTCCGGCGTTTGGCTCCGCTGCCTTTCCGCGCCGGTTCTCCACCGCGGTGGAACCACAGCATATAATCAACCGCCGCATCCAAATCCGGCGGGATATTTCGGACGTAAAACAGATTCAGCGCATTAAGCATCTTCTGTTCATCACTAATATCCTGCCGGAACATTTCTATTTCCGCCGCCATCATCGTCCGGTAGCCAAAGGACACATCATACACCGCTCCGTCAATGCACGCCGTACTGGGGAGCCTGTCAAAAGTTACAGACCATTTCATCATTTGAGTTCATCCGCCGAAAAGCCGAGCAGCGCCTCTTTCTGTGCCTTCACGCCGCGCAGCATATCGAGATAAGCGCCTTTTGCCTCTTCCAGGTCATCGCAATCTTCCAGCACATCCTCCCCGGTCGCTTCCTTGATAAAAACACGAAACATATCAATCTCTCCGGAGATAATCTGTGCCAGGCTACTTTTTTTCTTGATTTCCTTTTCAGCTTTACCCATGTTATCGAGCGCTTTTTCAAACGCTGCCGCATCCTTTAAACGTCCGATCTTAAAATCTACTTCTCTGCCTCTAATCTGCATCTTTCATCCTCCTATTCTGCTGAATACGTATACTCTTCCGGTTCTGAGCCAATCTTCTGCAGGTTGATATCGATGGACGATGATTCCCCCGCATTGCCGCCGCCCTCTGAATTGACAATCACGGACACCTGACCCTTTTCTCCTTTACCGTTGAGCATACAGAAATAAACATAATTTGTTACTGCCGCGTTGCCCCTTGCATATTTCATTGCATGGGACAGCATAAAATCCTGCGCCGGATCGCCGATATAACGGTCACCGGACACCGCAAAAGATCTTGCCGTTCCCGATTTCAGCGTGGATTTACCAGCACGGATATAGGTTTTCTCCGACGTTACCGGGTTGAGGTTCGCGTCCAGACCCTCAACGCCCATCTGTACAACCTCATAATCCTTTACTTCCGTGGCTGCTTCTGCCGACGGCCTGGTATCAATCGCCAGCACCCAGTCATCTGCCGTTACCCAGCCTTCATAGGACGCGTTCGGCGTTACGCCTGCCATTAATTCACTAATTTTCATCGCTTGTCTCCTTTCTCAAAATAGACAATCCGGCACTGTACCATGTACCGCGCCATTCCTTCCTTTACATTGACGCCCGCCAGATTTGGCATATTCTGGAGCGTCTCCATCTTCTTTATCTGGCAACTATTCGGAAATTCCGGATAGTTGCGCTTTTTATTCTGCTCTTCCAGCCAATCCATGAAAGCCTGGGCGAAATTCATCGCCGTGAGGTTCAGATCGTCCGTATCGGTCGAATACGGCTGCACAATTATAATCGAGAAACCATATTCTTTTTCAGACCCCCAAAGATACTTTTTAAGCAGCTTGTCCGAATAGTTTGTTACCAGCGAAATGCCGCTGTAATCATCCGAATAGTTAAATTCCAGGTACTGACCCGCCAGCTCCTCGGCTTTTGGTTGGAAGAACGCCGTCACTGCATCATGCTTTGTCATGTCACTTACCTCCGAGATAGTTTTCCAGTGCCCGCACCAAATCGCCCTTGCGCGCCCTCATCATAGCCTTGTCCCATTCAGATGTAGCCTGCGGATGGCGGAAATGGCTGTATTTCAGCTTCTTTCCGGTGGAGGACTTGTGTGGTGGGGAATAATATCCCATCACAGCGCCGCCATCCATCAACGGATAGTTCGGACCGTATGCCACGCCCTTGTATTGGTAATGAGCATATGGCGATTGATACTCAATCACACCAGTGTCTCCCTCTACATGGACGCTGACATTCTGGGCAAGTGCCAGGCTGTCAGCCGGAACATACGGATCCATCAGCCGTTTTGCCTCGTTGGCGAGAAACAGAAGGCCATCATTGCCCCTTGTTTTCTCTTTGGCAATCTGATCCGATGTTTTATTCCATTTGATTTCGACATCCATCATCAGCCCCCCAGTCTGTAGTGCTTCGCCATCCGATAGGCGGTGTTGTCTGAAAATGCGCTGACAAGAAACGCATTCGGCTTATTCCGGCGCAGGACTTCCGTCGCCGTGTTAGGGCTTTTTCCAGTGATCTCGTCCGCACATTCGCCTAACACTACTACATCCCCCGGAGACGCCGAAAAATCGCTTCCGGCCGCTTCCAGAGGAATACGTACTGTGTAGGTGTTCGTCTGCGATGCTTCGGTATCATTCTGAACCACGGTGATCCCAGACTTCCAAAAACATTGCTCGAACACACTCT